TGGAGATTTACAAGCTAAGTTATATGCTAAAGCATAAGTTAAACAAGGAAGATATCTAGAAGGCACATCAGCATTTAATGTAGCAGTTATTCCAACATCTTCTATTCGTTTTACATAATCATAAACAAGTGTATATGTTTGTGCTGAATCTGGAGTTGCCCAAAGAACTATTTTTACTGAGTCATTGTCTTTGTCTACAAAAAATTGTGTAGGTTTTGATTGAGTTAGTTTACTAGCTTGGTGTGCATATTCTGTTCTAGATATACGATTTAACCTTTGATCAAATTGTTTATTAGCATCGGCAGAATCAGTTCTAATAAAAACATCTACAATATCTAATGCACTTGCATCTGCTGTATAACTGTTTGTACCTGCAGTAAGCACAGTAGAGTCTTGTTCTATTGTCCAAAGATTTAAACCTTTATTTTGCCATTCTAAAAATACAAGATTAAGTGCTCTTTTTGCACTTCTATAGCTATAACCTGAACGAAGTTCTAAACCACATAAATCATAGGCTTCTTCCATGATTTCACTCATGTCTAGATTAAATGTTGTTGTTCCACTTGTTGCCATAATTATCCTTTATTAACACTTCCACCTTCTACGAGCCTGTCTTATTCTAGAATTAGGATCGTTTTTAGTTTTAGCTGAACTTCTTTTAAGTTGACCTAATGATCTTGCACAGTAAGACTTTCTGCGTTTTGCAGCCTTACTACCTTTTTTTACTTTACCTGTTACTGCTGTTTTAAGTTTAGAACCTGGATTTGCTTTGCGATAAGCAGCAACTCCTTTTTTAGTCATACCAGCACCAGACTTAGTAGAACGATAATTAGCTCCTTTACCCTTAGTTGTTTTGCGTATAGGGTTTTCTCTTTTTCTCATTGTAAAAAATATTTACTGGTAAATTAAATATCTCCTTTGCTTTTTTTACCTCTTGGTAATACAGGATCAATTGGTCTTGAAGAATTTGGTCGTAATGATATTTTGCTTGGTCCTGTTGTTGGCATCCTAAACTTACCACCTCTAGCCATGCCTTTAGTTTTTTTCTTTTTCATGGCTGGTTCAGTCATTCCGCCACCAAACATTTTTTGCACATATTCTTTGTAAGATTGAGTTTTAGCTTCTTTGCCTACTTCAGTTTTCATACCACCAGCAGCTTTATATTTAGATGTTTTACCACCACCTACCATGTATTTTGATTTTTTCATAAGTTACCTTTTTAGTTAAATAGATATAGCACCCTTTGTAAGGGTACTATAAATAAAGTGAATTATGCTACTTTTTGGTAGCAGTTTTTTTAGATTTACCTTTTTTAGCTGGAGCTTTTTTTGCTGGAACTTTTTTAGGTGTTTCTTTTTTTGGCTCTATTGCTTTCTTTACAGCCTTTTTAACAGGTTGTAGTTCTGCAACTTTGCGTTGAGCATCTTCAAGATCAGGATCAGGACCAAAAATTGGTTTCCATATTCCATCTTCACCTTCTTGAAGAATTTTATATTGAGGTGGAAATTCACCTGTTTCTGAAATAATGTATTTCATAATGTCTCCGATTAATCAGAATATACTTTTATCATTTCTAAAACGATAGAATAAGTATCTCCTGAACTATGACCCTTAGTAGTAAAAAGAATATCTCCATTTTTACCATCTCCTGCATTATTAGAAAGTCCACCAAAGTCTTGAAAGTCCATGTGTCCATTACTACTTTCAGCTAATTCCATAAGTAAAACATTAGCTGTAGCATTTAAAAACATTTGAACCGACATACCAACAATGGCATGGCTTACTCGCAATACTCTAACTTCTGAACATGAAACACCTTCAGAGTTAGCAGATAAAGCAGATACATCTACTTTAGCTACTGCGGATTCGCCACTACCATCGCTGACATTGGTAAACTTCATAATACAGTTTCTCTCACCATCTATAATGGTTTGAGTAGTTACTGCATCTGCCATTTTTTACTCCTTAACTTAGATTGATGTTAATTAATGAGTATTCTGTATTTGCTGATACAGCCATTACATCACCAACTTCCATTAATACATTGTCTGTTGCTGGAGCTACACCACCTGCTGTACCACCTGAACGAACTGCTGCATTACCTACAACTAAAGTTCCTACAGTTAATAAAGCTGCTGGTCCTTTAATAACAGCCCAACCATAATAATCTGCTGTCATATCAATAACAGTAGCACCCATTAACGCACCTGTTTCTGTTGCTGGTGCAACTATAAGGTTAGTGTTTGGATTCTCTATAAGAGATAGCTGTGAGCTTGTTGTTAAAGCTGTAGCAAGATCATCATAACAAGTTATAACCACAGAAGGATCGGCTGAATGATCGTGTGCTGGATTAGATTTAACTCTAAGCATTTGACCTTCACCATTTACATCATTTACCCAAAGATAACCATCTGCATATTGATTTAGTGTTAAGTCAGTTCCACCTGTTTCTACAGAAATAGCAGTTTCACCTGCAGCTACTGCTGCTGTTGCTGTCATATTTGCATGATCAGAAAGAACTGCTGCGTGTTGTAATAACTTACCTGCTGTTACTGCAGTTCCACCTATTTCTACATAACGATAAACATTATTACCATAAACAAGTGTAGTTCCCAATGGAAACAATTGTGTTGCACTTTCTGAGTAAGGGTCAACAGTACCATATTGGCTACCGCCTTTACCTACTATTAAATCTGCTGGTCCATAACCTGTTGCAGCAGCATATTGAATATGCCCACCACTATCAGTATAGACATTACCATCTGCGTTGATTACCAACCCATCAGTGATAGCTCCTGTTGATGAATTTGTATCAATGGTTTTAAAGCCGTTTTCGGACCTAACTGGTCCATTAAATGTTGTGTTAGCCATTTTATTCTCCTAAAAGAAAGTATCTATCATCTTGGCAAGTCTGCTAGGGCAGTTGATAGATTAATTAAAAATTCCCTAGAATAAAAAAAGGGGGAACATAAGCTCCCCCTAAATGTTCTGTTAAGAACTACCTGGTGAACCATAGATACCAAGCGGATCGGATACTCCAAAGGAATATCTTTCTCTAGCTTTATATCTAACATTACCAGTTTCAAAATCACCATCCATAGATGTTGTCATCGGTGCTCTGACGAAATGTTTCATGCCGTCTGGAACATCAGTAGTGATAAAGAAAGCATTAGTATCAGTTAAATAATGATTAACTGAATAGCCTTCTGGAATCACTCCATTAGTTTTAATAGCATTGATGTCATTGTCAGCCGTTCCAACTCTATAGTCACTTTGTAAAAGCCTAGTAGCAACAAACTGAAGATCAGATGGTACTATTAGTTTTTTAGCTCGTGCAGCAATTTTAAGACCTCTTTCATCAGTATATTTACCAATTTGGATGATCGCATCTTCTAAAGATGTTTCATTCAAGTCAGCTCCTGTTGAAGGTCTATTGCTGTTAGTTCCGCCACTTACAAGTGGATGAGCTGTGCTAAATAAAGCAACCCCATCGCCTGAAGAAAAAGTAGTGCTAAATCCATTGTTAAGTGGATATGCTCCTTTTACTTGCTTTGTGTAAGCCATTGCACGAGCTAATGCTTTAGTATATCTAGCTGACAAAGAAACATATAGATTATCTTCCATAGCTTCCTCTGTAACTGAATATCCCATTGCGATAGTTTCGTGTGTGTAACGAGCCACAAAAGATTCTTGAGCAGTATCATAACTGATAGTTGATCCTTCATCTTTTACTGGTGCTGCACCGAAGCCAGATAGTTTTAGTTCTTCCTCAAATGATCTCTCGGAATTTTCTGAAACATAAATTTCTTCGTGCTCGTTTTCGTAGTTACCATACTCTTCACCAAACAAGGCGTTAAGTCCAGGTAATAGTTGCTTGAGCTCATTAGCTCTTGATATAGCTGCCATTATTTACTCCTTAGCCTATGCCAGTTGTGTTGAGCAATTGATGCCCTACGTTAAACATTACAAGTACATCAGTAAACTCATCGCCAATTGCACTATCAGGACCATCGACAAAATCGATAATCTTTAGTGGTAGTGTGGCGGTATTAGCTGCTGTACTCCCATCTACGCTGTTTTTACTGTTTCCAATAGTTGTAGTTCCTGCAGTTTGCACGATAGCACAATTCTTGCCCAAGTCATCTTGAGTAAGAGTTTCATCGCCTTGCATTTGCATGATTACAAAAGGATCAGTAGCAACATACGCAACAATATCATCTGCAGCTATTGAAGCTGGAAAATATTGATTTGGTGTGAATTGACCTGTAGTAGGATCAGTGTAAGCACAACCAAGGAAAACACCAATTGGTGTTAAAGTCGTAGTACCAGTATCTTTTTGGATAGTAGTATTAGGATTGTCATCAGCTAACTTTACAATATCGCCATAGAATATGTCTGTACCATATGCATTTTTGATTTTGTAATGTGTAACTTTTCCTTGATAAGGGCTTCCAACGATAGTACCAATAGGTCTGCTCCCATAGGGAGTTGCTGTGGTTGACATAATTGTCTCCTTATTAAATTAATAAAAAAAGATTCTAAGAATCTTTCCCAAAAGTTGTTCTCGATTTACGCTCAAACACTTGTTTGGTCGCCATTCGATTGTCTTGGTCTTTAAAATAAGTATTATCAACAGAATCTACTTGAGAAGCAGATAGTTCACTAAAGTGTTTATCTCTAGCTATCGCTCTCTCTTGTGCCATCTTACATAATAATTGTCCGCCTATTTCTATGTGACCTTTCTTTGCCCATTCTGAGTTGTGATCCTGCATTTGTATTTGAAGTTCTGGATGATCTTCAAGTCGGACTGGCTTCCACCCTTCCCTCATTCTTCTAGAAACATTTGGATTATCAGTCTGCCCTAATAGGGTAGTTCTAATCCATCTGAATACCCATCCGTCTTGCGGATCAGGCTCTGGAAGATTACCTGCTGCATCCCAGCTCATTGGTCTTTGATCGATTTCTCGACTATCTAAACTCCTTGGAGTACGCACTTGTTCTTCAGGAGAGTCAGTTTTAC